ACACCTCGAAGTAGTTGGCTTCAGGGTGCCTCGGGTCATGGTCTAGCTGGCTTGTGGTGAGAGGAATCATAGGGTTCTCCCGGCGTAGAAGATTGCGGCGGTGAATAGCAGGCATGCGGCGAGCAGCATCATTGTGCGGCCCTCCGCAGTGCGGCGATCTCTTTGTCCAGTTCGGCCAGCTCTGCGTCGATCTCGGCCCAGTAGCTGTCTGTGTCGGTTCCGTCCCGGGTGTCCGGGCGGCAGCGGTAGCAGGCGACCAGCAGGTGTATGGTGGCGATAGCGGCCACTGACAGCAGGGCCAGCGGCAGCAGGTTGTTGGGGTCGGTTAGCATCATGTGGTTCTCCTTGGTTTCCATCCTCATATAGGATGGCTTGGATGAACTATGGTCGATGGTTGGGACCGTGTCAAGAGAATTGGCGCAGAAATTTGCAAAAAGGCAACGGGACACGCTAACCTTGTATCCGTAGTCTCCATCAATGCGCCCGAAAGGGACGGACCCACCCCACCCCACATAAGCCTCACGCCATCCACACTACCTACCCACCAAGGGCAGGGTCAGGGGGAGAGAGCAAGCAGGCAGGGACAGGGGCAGGTCAGCCAGCCACCACGAAAGGGGAGGGGCTGGGGCAAACGATAGGGGGCGATATGGGGTCCCCACGGAACCAAGGGCTCGACCCCCCACACCCCCGAACGGCGGGCGTTCCTGTGTGATATATGGACCACCCCTCAGAAATTTTTCCCCACGGAGGTTTTCCCTCCCCTGGAGAATCCATGATCGAGACCCCCCCCATTACGGCGGATCTGATTGATCGCGCCTGCGAGAACGTGCAGTACCACCACTTCCCTGGCACGACGATGACGGTCTGCTGCATCACCTTGCCGAACGGCTACACGGTGATCGGTAAGAGCGCGGCTGCGGACCCTGAGCAGTTTGACGCGGCCCTGGGTCAGGAATATGCCCTGCAGGAAGCGAAAAAGGGTGTTGCTGATTTGCTGGCGTATGACGCCTGTTCGATCAGGAGCTTCCAGGGCAGGTACGGAGCGATCTCCGCTTAAAATTTTTTCCGTCCGGCTGCGCCGGATGGCCCGCAAGGCGGTAATGCGGTTATCCTGCCGCGAAGGTGATCCCTGGAGGCTCGCCGGAAACGTCGCCAGCCGCTATATTGAGTGGGCTTGCTCTCCCGCCGCGGTGAAAAAGCAGCTAGGCCGGGGTGGGCTCCTATCATGCAGTGTGGCCCCGCTGTGGCCACAAGGGGCTTTCAACATTGGAACGTAGAGTTATGTCCGCAGACGAGCAGCGCGATGAGCGATTGACCCGGATCGAGACAAAGATCGACTCCCTTTCCCAGGCGGTGGTGAATATCGCCAGGCTCGATGAGCGCGTTATTGCGCTGCTGAGCCAGATGGAAGATTACGACAAGCGCCAGCAGATCCAGAGCGAGCGCATATCCCGCATGTACGACCGAATCATTGAGCTGGAAAAGGGCTCGATGTCTGTCCGGGTCATAGAAAAGGTTTCTTACATCATCGGATCCGCCGCAGTTGCCTCGGCTTTCTGGTTCCTGCAGTCCAGGTTCTAACACAGGAGTAGCGCCATGAAGTACCTGATTTCAATTCTCGCCCTGGTGTTCATCACCGGCTGCGCATCTACCGAGCTGACGACCCAGGAAATGGCCCTGGTGCAGGCTCAGATGGATCAACAGACGCTGCAGATCGACTGCCCGGCCGGCTGCTCGGTCAAGTACAGGGATCCCCGGGACACGGTACAGATCCCCCGGCGCACTACCGGCTGGGATGCTGCGATTGCCGTGGCCGGATCTACGGAGCGCCTGATCGGCGCTGCTATCGTCCCCGCCGCTATGGCCTACCAGGGTGTAGAACTGGGCAAGGCTGCCATTGGTGCCCTCAAGGGTTCTGGTGCAGTGACCACCAACGTCGGTGACTACAGCGGCGACTACAGCGGATCAACGGGTGACTACTCGGGCGAAGCGTCCGGGAATGCCGGAGAGATCATCACCGGCAACAGCGGCAGTATCGGGTCCCCGGTGGACAGCACACACGCACCGACAGTCGTAAACCAGCCGGCACCGGTGGTGGTTGAGCAGCCTGAACCCATAGTGATACGGGGTGAGTGATGGACGAGCTGTTGCAGATCGCAGTCCGTGATGTTGAGGAGGAGGAGGGCTTCAGTGCCTTCCCCTACCACTGCCCTGCCGGGCGGCTGACCATCGGATTCGGATTCAATATCGAGGACGCCGGCATATCCCGCGAGGAGGCCGGAGCGGTCCTGGAGATCCGTCTCCGCAAAATGGTTGAGGACCTGGAGACCTTCCGCTGGTGGGAGGGTCTGGATGTTGTGCGCCAGGCCGCCCTGTTGAACCTCTACTTCGCACATGGCCCCAGTGGCTTCCGGGCCTACCGTCGAATGATAGAGGCCCTGGAGCGCGAGGACTACCGCTCTGCCGCCCGCGAGGTCCTGGACTCCAAGTTCGGACGAACGCACGGCAACCGCGCCAGGCGCATATCCAAAGCCCTGCACTGGGGCATCGAATAATAAGAAGTGGGTCCCGTCGCCCACAAAAAATATTGAGGCGGGTTTTTTTAACGCCCCCGAGCCCCGGCCGACCCTACAGGCGGAGCAGGGGGCGACCATTTTGCAAAGCCGAGCCCGTCGGCATGGGTCGAAAGGCCGATTGCAAACCTTGCCGTGCCCAGGGTACGGGTCAGGCACGTCCAAATTTAAGTCGTCAGGCATTTTTCTAATGAGGAAACCCCGGTGAGCATACTTGGAAAGCTGTTTGGCACCGACTCCGCGGTGGAGAAAACCATCGAGACTGCCGGGAGCCTCCTGGACAACGCCTTCTATACCGAACAGGAGAAGGCAGGGGATCGCTCTGAGGCCCGGCGCGAAGTCCACAGCATGGTCATCAAGTGGATGGAGGCCACCACTGGTTCGAGACTTGCCAGGCGGATCCTCGCTATCGCCATCACGTTCACCTGGCTATCCCTGTTCATCATCGGCACGGCTTTCAGCCTCATCGGTGTATTCCTCAACGAGGTCCAGGCCAGCCTGATGATGCAGGCCAGCGCACTCCTGGACGGTCGATCGGAAACGATGACGCCGGCCGTCATGCTGATACTCGGTTTCTACTTCGCGGCCCCGTACATGGGCGATCTCGCCAAGGGCGCACTGGAGAAGTTCGGCAATGGGAACAGTAACAAGTCTTAAACCGACGGTCCCGCAGGCACTGCGCGAGCTGGCTGACAAGCTGGAATCTGACCCAGCCACTGCCGGAGTGATCGTTCTCGCCGGGGATGAAGGGTGGGTACAGACCCTGCCGCTGGGCGACGCAGGCCTGCTGAGCGCCCTGGGGCTTCTGGCATTTGGGAAGGCCACCTTGATCGAGGCCAATGCGGACTGAGCTTGCCAGGCAGCTTGCCGCGCAATTTTTTGGGGCACTGCATGAGGTTACGCAAATACAACAAGCCGGCGCAGAGACTGACCCGGGAACGGATCAAGATTTTTGCGCCGATCTACCTGAGAAACGGCCTTCGAGCCCTGGAGGCCCTGGAAGAAGCGGGGCTTGCCACTGGCAATACGCTGAAGGCTAACCAGAACCGGGCTGCGTTCTTTGCTCACCACTGGCTGACGCAGCTCTACATGACCAAATTTGCAGAGAAGCTGATGGACGAAGCAATCGGAACAGTTGAGCAGAAGCGAAACATGCTGTGGGAGATCGCCCAGCACACGACCGAGAGGCGAGCCCTGTACGACAAGGAAGGCACCTACCTGGGTGAGGGCATGGTTGATCCCAAGGCCGCGACCGGCGCCGTGGGTGAGCTGAACAAGATGGATGGCGACCACGCTGCCGTCAAGCTCCACATGAAGGGCGACGTGAAGCAGAAGGTGATTATCAAGGCTTTCGATGGCAGCAAGAAGCTGCCGGAGGGCGGCGACGAGGAGTAACAGGTGACAGTCGAATTCAAGCTCAAGGCCCAGGGGCCGGTCCTGCAGCGGTATGCGGACTCCGAGGAGCGAGTGACTTTCATCATGGGACCCCTCGGGAGCGGCAAGACGTTCCAGAGCTGTTTCAAGATCTTCACCAATATGTGCTCGATGCCCGCGAATGACCAGGGTGTGCGCAAGTCACGGTGGGTGGCGATCCGAAACACTTACCCGGACCTCCTTGGCACGACGATCAAGGACTGGCAGGAGATATTCGATAACTGCGGTCTCGGCAAGTTCAACAACAGCTACCCGCCGACGCACTACATGGACTTCGAGCTTGAGGACGGCACCACCGTCACCTCTGAGCTGGTGTTCATGGCGCTCGACCGGGATGACTCGGTGCGAAAGCTCCGGGGCCTGCAGGCGACCGGCTTCTGGCTCAACGAGGTCAAGGAGCTCCAGAAGGCCGTTGTTGATATGTGCGACCTTCGACACGGGCGATACCCGTCAAAGGCCGACCACGGCGCTTTCTGGCACGGCATGATCGGTGACACCAACGCCCCGGACGACGACGAGTGGTATTTCAAGCTCGCAGAGGAGGACCGCCCCGAGGGGTGGCTGTTCCTCCGGCAGCCTGGCGGCGTCATCAAGAACGCTCAAGGCAAGTGGGAGGCGAATCACACGGCCGAGAACCTGGAGAACCTGCCAGAGGGCTATTACACCCGGGGCATGGCCGGTAAAGAAGATGACTGGATCAACGTCAACCTGGCCAACAACTATGGCTCGGTAAAGGCTGGCCTCCCGATCTACCAGGACCAGTTCAACGTCAACATCCATGTGTCCGAGGATGTCCTCGCGCCGATGAAGGGCTGCGATCTGCTGCTTGGGTTTGACTGGGGTTTGACGCCGGCTTGCATCATTGGCCAGATAACGCCGCTCGGGCAGCTCAGGATCCTGGACGAGATCGTGGCGGAGCGCATGGGGGCAGAATCCTTCATCCGCGACGCCGTTATCCCGATGCTCAAGTCGAGCCGGTACAAGGGCTTCAAGATCTCCGGCATGTCGCTGTGGGGCGACCCCGCGGGCGAGTCCGATTCGGACACCGACGAAAAGAGCTGCTTTGACATCGCGGCCGAGAACGGCCTTGAGATCGAGGCCCCTGACGACCGATCGAACAATCCCACGGCACGATGGGAGGCAGTCCGGTATTTCCTGACCCGCATGGTCGGCGCCGGCAAGCCGGCATTCCTGCTGAGCCGCCACTGCACAATCCTCCGCAAGGGGTTTGTCTCCGGGTACGCCTTCAAGAAGCTGAAGGTTTCCGGGGAGGCGAAGTACCACCAGCGGGCCGACAAGAACAAGTATTCGCATCCACACGATGCGCTGCAGTACCTCTGCCTCGGTGCGCGTCCCGAGGACACCTCAAACAATCCTCCCCAGGGCAAGAAGTTCCGTCCCGGTGATGGCATGACGGGTTACTAATGGACGATAAGCAACTTTCAGATAGTCAGCTCGAAGAATTTGACGAGCTCGATCTGCTGGGCCATGAACTGTGGCGGTCGGCGCAGTCTGCCGTCCAGGACCGTTCCCTGATCGAGGAGCGTTGGGTCGAGGATTACCGGCAGTACCTGGGCCAGTATGAGCAGCGCGTACTGAAGAACCTCAAGGAGGAGGAGCGTTCCAGTGTATTTGTGAACCTGACGCGCCCGAAAACGGACAACGCTGAAGGCCAGCTGGTGGACATGCTGTTCCCCAACGACGACAAGAACTGGGGGATCTCCGAGACCCCGGTGCCCGAGCTCGAAGCACAGGTCAACGATCAGACTCCGGCAAACATGGGCGGCCAGGAGTGGCAGTACAAGGGTACCGAGCAGAAGGTGACCGTAGGCGATCTCGCAATGGAGGAGATCAAGGTCGCCAAGAAACGTGCTCGACTCATGGAAAAAGAGATCGAGGACCAGTTCGTAGAATGCGACTACAACACCGAGGCCCGCAAGGTTATCCATTACGCCTGCATCCTGGGTACCGGGGTGGTCTGCGGCCCCGAGGTTGACCGCAAGGAGGCCCGCACCTACGAGGTTTCCGAGGACAAGGACGGCAAAAAGAAGTTCAAGCTCAAGAAGAAGTCGGACCCGCGCCCGGTTGCGCGGTCTGTACTGCCTTGGGACTTCTTCCCCGACCTGTCAGCCGATTGCATTGACAACGCAGAGTACGTTTTCGAGCGGCACTACCTGACCAAGAAGCAGGTCCGCCGCCTGGTGGACGCCAAGAAGTTCCTCAAGGAGCGCGTCAAGAAGCTGCTGGCGATGGAACCCGGTGAGACCCGCACCACCAGCTCGCACATTGACGAGCTGCGGGAAATGGTGGGGATATCCAGCACCACCAGCGACAACCGCTACGAGATCTGGACCTACCGGGGGCCGGTGAAGGCCGACGCCCTGGAAGAAGCCGGCGTTGAGTTCAATCGTGACGAGATTTCTGACGAAGTTGACGCGATCGTGGTCATGTCAGGCCCGATCGTGCTCAAGGTCACCGTCAACCCGATGGAAAGCGGCGACTGGACGTACAGCGTTTACAACTGGGAGGAGGACGATACCTGCATCTTCGGGTATGGCGTTCCTTACCAGTGCCGTGACGCGCAGCGGATCATCAACTCCGCCTGGCGCATGATGCTGGACAACGCCAGCAAGGGCGCAGGCCCGCAGATCGTGCTCAATGGGAAGAAGCTGGTGCCCCAGGACGGGGATTACAAGGCTTCGCCCTGGAAGGTCTGGCTCAATATGGACCCGACCAAGAGCGTCCAGGATGTATTCCAGACGTTCAACTTCCCGAGCATGCAGCAGGACCTGGCGGCCATCTTCAACATGGCCCAGCAGCTGGTCAACCAGGAGACCAATCTCCCGATTATCTCCCAGGGCGAGCAGGGGCAGGTGACGCCGACCGTCGGCGGCATGTCGATGCTGATGAACGCTGCCAACGCCTCTCGCCGCAACCAGGTGAAGGGCTGGGACGACAACGTAACGAAGCCCCTGCTGCGCCGGTTCTACGACTGGAACATGCAGTTTGGCAAGCGTGACGATATCAAGGGCGACTTCGAGGTACACGCCCGCGGCACCAGTGCTCTCCTGATAAAGGAGACACAGACGGTCCAGATCATGGCCATGCTCGACAAGTACGCAGCGCACCCTGTACTGGGAACATGGCTTAAAGCCGGCGACGGGCTCAGGAAGCTCGCACAGGCCCAGCATATTCCTCCCGAGGAGATCGTCAAGACCCAGGAGGAGCACGACAAGGAGGAGGAGCAGCGCCAGGCACAGTCTGCGCAGCAGAAAGATCCTTCCATCCAGGTCGAGGAAATGCGGCTCCAGCAGGTCCAGATGAAAACGGAGGCGGAGGCCAAGCTGCAGCAGGACAAACTGGCCTACGACGGCCAGCAGCGGGACATGGAACGGGAGCTCAAGCGCCAGCTCAAGATGGCGGAAATGGAGAAGGCCCGGCTGGATCACGAGGTCAAGCTCATGGAGCTCGCTCAGGAGGAAAACACCACCATCGAGAAGATCCAGGCAGATCTCAAGAAGCACCGGGACACGCTGGACCTCGATATGAGCAAGTTCCTGACCGAGGCCAAGATGAAGCGCGAGAATGGCAAGGAGGCCAATTATGGGCTCGAATAACGAGACCCCGATTGACGACCTCTCGCACACATGGCGCCTGGTTGACGCCAAGTGCCGTGCCGACATGGCCTCTTTCCATGAGGCCTTGGCAGCGGAGCGAGATCCGGTAATTGCCGGAGAGCTCCGCGGCCAGATCGCCTATTGCAAAGATATTCTTGATCTTGCGGGACCAACGCATATCGCACTTATTCCCGGGGAGTAATCCCCACCATGTAAAGAGCCCCCCTTTCGGGCGGCCAAGAGGCAAGTTGTATGAGCAAGAGAGAACAGGGAACCCTTGACGAGCTTGAGGACAAGGATGCAAAGGCCCGGGAACGCGCCGAAGCAGCCGAAGAACAGCGCCTGAAAGAAGAAGATGACATCTTCGACCAGATGGCCTCCTCATACGAAACCAACGGCAACCTGGACAATCTGCCAGACAACTTTTCAGCATCAGACAGCGATTCCGACGAGGATGATTCTGACGATGCGCCCGACGATGACGATGACGATGACGGCAAGGATCCCCAGGGTACTGCGGATACCAAGCCGGCTGACTCAAGATCTGACTCTGGCGGCATTTGGGCAGGAGCTACCGAAGCGCAACGCCGAGAGTTTGAGAGGCTGGAACACGCGGATCGCTCACAACGCGGCCGCGTAAGCGCCCTGACGCGCCAGGTCGATGACCTGCGCCGCCAGCTGGAGGAGCAGGCGAGTAAGCAAAAAGCGCCTGCCGCGTCAACTGCGCAAGCAGACGACGTTGACGACAGCACCATGAAGCAGTTTTCTGAGGACTATCCCGAAATCGCTCAGGCGATGAACGCGATCCAGTCCAAAAATGACAAGCTGATTCAGAAGCTGGAGTCGCAGCTACAGGGCGTCTCTACTGTAGTGAGTCCGATAGCTCAACGTGAGGCCGAACAGGCCAAGCAAGGCGAGTGGAACAGGCTTCTTGAGGCGCATCCCGACGCGGAAGCGATCTCATCGGACCCAAAGTTCCACGAGTGGGCTACAGGGCATCACCTGCAGGAGATTCGGCTGATGTACGGATCCGACTACGCGGACTCGAACATCAACCTCCTCCGCATCTACAAGGAGGAGAACAACATTCCTTCGGCTAAGCCTGGCAACCGCCAGCGCCAGGTCGAGGCGGACGACAGTGACGACCGGCTCTCTGATATGGAGGGCCTGGGAGGAGGTCGTGGCGGGCCACGCAGGGGCGCAAGCTCTCGCGGGGACAGCGACGACGATCTGTTTGACACCTTGGCAAAGCGCCACGCAGAGACAGGCAGAATATAATCATAAGAGGTAGACAAAATGCCTAGTGCAAATGTCACGCAGTACGGGGATGTTTCACCCCGAATCGGCATGGTTGCGGCAGCAAAAATGCTTGCCCACGCCCAGCCCGTCATTGTCCTGTCCAAGATGGGACAAACCCGCCCGATGCCCAAGAACAAGGGCCAGACGATCAAGTTCCGTCGTCCGGTACCGTTCGAACCGGCCACTACCGCCCTGACTGAGGGTGTAGCGCCCGCCAGCCAGAAGATGGTGTACGAGGATGTCCAGGTTTCCCTGGACCAGTATGGCGCCTGGGTCGAGATCACTGACGTGATCGAAGATACCCACGAGGACCCCGTTCTCAACGATGCGTCCATGCTGTGCGGTGAGCAGGCCGCGGACACCATCGAGTCCCTGGTCTACGGTGTCCTCCGTGCCGGCACCGCGGTTGGCTACGCCAACGGCAGCGCCCGGA